GTAAGGCATCTTCATTATCCTTACAAATTTGACCTAGTATAACGCTAACACCAAGTTTATTAAAGGGGTAGTCAAACACCGCCCACAAAAAATCTTTACTTGCCCAATGTTCACCAACACTGCCAATATGTATCTCACAGGCTTTTGGCATAAAGTTTGTGTAACCCGCTACCGCGACCAAGTTACCGTCTTTTAACTGCCCAATGCACTGCGTGGTTTCAGGCAACGGAAAGTTAAGTATTCTAACTAACCACTCGCCCATATAGCGTTGATTCTCTGTAGTAACAGTCCTCACAGAACCCCGCCACGCTCCATTACATAATCGGTTGATGCCCAGTGAAACTCAATATTCTGTGATGCCACGTTCAGGCTTATTGAGCCTGCATAGCCTAATCCGGTTACACCCTGCCAAATCTTGGTAGTAGTCAATAATCCACCCCAGTTTGCGTTATCCCATGTGTCTAAGTCCCATTCACCGGTCTGCAAAATAGCAGGGTTAAACGATATTTGATTGGTTAAATCCACCGTATCAAAGTCGGTAGAAATGCCGCAAAGTACGGTTGGAACTCCGTTGTCCGTCTGCAAGATGGGGCGAACCAAGGTGAACCGTTTTAGCTGTCCTCGGCTTTCAAAATAGCTGTATGCCTGCTGTGCAAAGGCTCGAATATTGGTTCCGGCATCGGCAAAAGTGTCGTAAAACTTGCCCACAAAGCCATCACTGCCAAAATACATATCATCGCCGGACGATTCCCAGCAATAAGCCTTGATTCCGGTAAAACGACCCCATGACTTGGTAATGTTATGCATGACATACTGTTCAGGAGCGCCTGTAACCGGTATGTTAACGATAAGCATATTCTGTTTGGCAAAATAAGCCATCTGCCAGCCAAATTCAGGGGCATAAAGGTCTGCGGCTCTGCTAATAGCGTAAAAAATCTTGTCGGTTAGGTTAACGCGGGGGTCAAGACGGGTCGATTGCAGTCCTGCGGACATAGGGGTTAACCCGTCCTCGGTCAAAAGCAACAAATCACCACCAAATTTGAAGAAACACTTGCGGGCAAAAGTTTGACCAATCTGCCAAACACCCACTAATGACCAATCATTTGGGTCGGCTGGGTCAGAACCCTTGTAAACAATGACCTCACCGTTGCTAGTCACGAATGCGGCAAGGTCGTCTACCCCATATCCTGCATCAATCGTCCACGTTCCCATGGCTTGCAAATACCCACCCCTGCGGGCGATGCCTCCAAGCGGAAATTCGGCGACCGTTCCGTTAATCGAATCGACTGGCAAGTACCAAAAGGACAAGCTGTTCTCTTCTACAAAGTACAAACGCTCTTTAAAGAGGTTGATATTGGCAAAAGTGTTGCTGTTTGCGCCAAGAATGTAGTAATCAATCGTATAAGTACCCACTGTTGTGGCATCACCACTGGGCGCGGTGGCCATCGTATAGGTAAAAGTGGTCGCACCGGTCACAGTTATGCGGTAAGTACCGTTAAATTCAGCAGGAATCGCGCCTGCAACGGTCACTGTGTTGCCTGTAACGAGGTTATGAGCGCTGGCAGTCGTTAAAGTAGCGGTTAAATTGCCGGTTCCACCCCTAGTAATCGTAGAAATGGTCTGTGCAACGTTGGTTGTAGCGCTTTTTTGCCATCTTGTACCGTCATAAACCACCATCGGGTCAACACCGTTTACCGCAGGCATAAAAGAACCACCGGCAGTCGTCAGCATGACATGAATCCAGCGCCCGTCGGTCAATCCAGTCAAGGATTGGGTTGCGGTAGAGGTGCTGGCATCATAAATGACCGTATCTGTGGCCGCAAATAGTTTAGTTCCTGTGGGGCTAGAGTAACTCATCAACGATTTGACCGCGCCCGTAATACCAGTGCTGGACTTGGTGTAGCCCTTACGCATGGTCACGTCGGTCGGTGTCGGAAAGAAGTTAACTAGCTGAACCGCATCTAAAGGATTCATTTCTGCAAGCGAATCGCGTGCGTTCCAACCACCAATTGGCGCTGGCAACGATGCGGTGTATGCCCGTCTTTGCTGTGGAACTGCCATGTTTAAGTTCCGTAACCGGTGTCGGGAATGTTAGCGTAACCAATAAGCACCTTGGTTGGGTAAGGTGCAAACGATAGGTTGGCAGAGCCTTTGTCGTTGGCTTTAACCACGTTCAGAACTCTGAAATAGTCCTGTTGCAACGCAGTAGTATCAAACGACTTAATTTGGAAGTACTTTAGCTTTGTGCCAAGCACCAACAGGCGGTCATCATAAATGGTCGTGTCGGTATCAGCCGTAAAGCTGTTCTTTATTGCACCGGTTGCACTACGCGCCCAGCCTTTAGAGCGATATTCAAAGCCTAGGTATTCTTTGGTGTTGTATGGTGGCCAAATTTGGAACTGTTGACCCAAAATCCTCCAACGAATACGGGGGCCTGTTGAGATATAACCGGACTTGAGCCATTGCCACTGTTGAGCGTCTTCAGGCCCAAGCATTTGCCAGTGTTTTGTCTTATCCCAGTGGGTATTGTCGGTAATGGTCTCAAAATCAGCCGGCAAGTCATATTTGGTCTGCGAGAATGTAAAAGTCACACCGGTATAAGTGCCGCTTGCAAGCTGATTCATAACAATGGTGGATAGTCCTGTGCCACTGTTGTAAGTCACGCTTTGCACATAAGTATCTTGGTTGATGCCTGTGCCAGTAATGGAATAATTGCTATTTAAGGCGGTAGCGTTACCAGTAACAATAATGTTATAGCTGTTGTCGCTAATTGTGTCGCCTACAAAGGTCACTGCATCGGTATAAAAACGATACTCCACCTCTAAACCCTGCCAGTCCGTCTCTTTAACGAGTTCGTATCCTGCCGCATTCATGAGCGCTAGGACTTGTTGCACGTCTTGACTGGTGTTACCGGTCACATAGGTGGGGACTGCTAGGTTCAATTCAGCGGTTACTTGCTGAACTAGCTGGAGCATCGTTTGGCTCATATTATGCTTCCTCTACGACTTTTGGTTTACGAGTTCGTGTTTTCTTTTCACCAACTGCCGCAAGTATCGCCGCCATTTGTTCTTGCATTAAGGCCAGCTTCGCATCAGTTTCAGCCTTAATTTTAGCAGTTTCTTCATCCTTTTTGGCAAGTTCTTGCTTTAAAGCGTTAATTTCTTCTGCGCGTTTTGTTGCCTCTGCTGTTTCGGTGGCTAAATTAAGAAACGTCCGAGCCTTATCTCTAAATGCATGGGGCGACATACCAGCAATCATGCCAATACGTTGTAATTGCAAATCGGATGCGTTAGCGATGGATTCCACCGTCATAAACTTCACTCCGCGCAACTCTTGTGCCTGCGATTGGCTAATCAGTGGCCACTGCTCAACCGGTGTCCCGATGATTTCACTGCTGGAATCTTGGGTCGCTTGATACTGTAGCCATTGACGCGGGAATCGCTGTTTGTGGCTTTCCTGTGCGTAAGTGTCGATTTCGGTTAGATTGTCGCCGGCAACCATGATTCTGACAAAGTCAAAATCTTTAAATATAGGGCGCCCTGCCTCGTTGGATTCATGTTCTAGTTTGACTGCACGCTTATAAAACTTGACCGCCAAGCGTGAATCTGCGTCTTGAACGTCGCTTTCAATTGCCATGTTAAAACTCCTTAAGTGGTTAAGGTAAAACGGTTAAAGAAAAAGAGGCCACCCCTTTCGAGGTAGCCCCTTGGTTTTACTACAATTTTTGGTTAGACGCTAGTAGCACCGAACCAGCCATAGTCACCGGAAACCATTGACTCAGCAGGAGCAACATAAGAACCACCACCGCTGGTAGCGGCAAAGGTTGTCGCATCAATACTGACTGCGGTTGCGCCAGCGGCAATAGTGCCTGCGGCTTTAGCGAATACATAACGCTTACCATCAGAACCAAAAGTTTGTGAGCCGAGTGGGCCAAAACTTGGGATTCCAATTAGGGTAGTACCGTTAGTGTACTCAAAGGATTCAGGAGTAATCGTTTCTAAATCAACTCCTGCAATGGGAAGTACTGAATAAGCCATGATAATTTTCCTTTACTAATTAGGTGGTCAAAATACCTTGCAACTGTGCGTTGCTGGTAGTTAAGTTACCGGCCCAACCGTAGAGTTTAACGATTGCGTCTTGGTTGATGGCTTGACGCTCACCACCGATAGGCACGAAATTACGCTCTTTGTGTGGACGGAAGAAGATGTAATTAGTGTTCAAGAGGTACATATAGTTTGCATTCTCTTGATTACCAATACCACCACCAAGTACAACGTCAGCAGATGTACCGCCACCGTAGAACTTCAAGGATGCGAAACCAGCCGCACCGCTTTCTTCGGTAGTAATACGCTGAATTGCCTGTAAAGCACCTACGAAATACTGATATGCAGTATTACCGGCGATGTAAAGGTCAGCCTTGTCAGTGCCACGAACCTGCTTGATAGCGGCTTCGGTCATCTTTGCCAAGGTGTTGGTAGAGGTCAAGCCGGTTGTGACTTGGTTCTGCCAAAACGACCAGTTAGCGCGGTTAATACCACCGTATGTGCCGGTTGTTGGGGAAGTAGAAACAGCGGCGGCTAGACCGTCGATATTCTTACCACCGTTACCGGTTCCGTCGCCATAAAGGTCGCCGGAGATACGGTTGAGCAAACGTGCCTCAGAAACTTGCATACGACCATCTAAAAGGTCGATGATTGCTTCTTTGGACGAGTTTTGCAACATTTCCAAACCGCTCATGGTTACAGCGGCGGCATATTGAGCAATCTTGTACTGAGCCGCAGAAATTGGGCTATCAGGAGCGATGTTCAATA